AGTCCAATCTTACGAACCCATTGGCAAAACATATAGTCCTCTGAAAGATAACGATTACTATAAGTTTCAAGCATACCATTTTTCTGTTCTTTAATAAATTTAAGAATATCTTCATGTGAAGCTTTTGGATTTTTTGCCATGAACGCAGGAAGTTCTCTTTGCATACTAAACTGTTTGTTATCAATAACTGAATCAAAGTATGCCATAATCTCTCTTGTTCCATCAAAGTGTTTTGAACGAACATGGTCTGGTAAATATTTTTGCTCTGGAAATGCTTTATCAAATTTCTCAAATGCATTTCGTGTAATCATCATAAACCCTGTTCCACCTTCACTCACTTCAGCAGGCTGGTCAACTCTCATCTCATTTGCACCACCCACAGGATTGAAAACATAATCTCCTACATACTTTTCAAGTTTGTTTGGATTGTCATCTGCAAATCCTTTATCGACTGCACGTTTGATTTTTTCCCATGAAATACACTTTTTAGGATATGGGCCACAGACAACATCTTTGTCTGAACCATCTTCGCATATAGCTGCAAGTGCAAGAACATCATTTGGGTCAAAACCAATATCACTATCAATAAACATAAGATGTGTAAATCCACTTCTCATAAATTCATCTGCAATATAGTTTCTTGCTCTTGTGATAAGAGACTCATTAAACAGATAAAACAATTTTATTTCTATCTGATAATGGGCACACATCGCTGTTAAATCTGCAATAGATTTTGTATACTGTCCTCCACACATTGCACCATACATAGGTGTGCCAATGAACAGCTTCTTTTTTCTCATTGTTTCTATTCCGACTTCTACCTTCATTTTGCTAACCTCTCTCTTGCTTTATCAAGTTTACGTTTCTTTCTTCGAGCAAGGTCAAGATGATAACGATTTGCTCTTGAGTGAAATATAACACCATTGAGATGATCGTATTCATGTTGCAACACTCGAGCAGTTACTCCTGTAAACTTACTTGTGTTGACTTCTCCAAATTGATTTGTCCATCTCATACGAATCTCTTTAGAACGTTTTACTTTTATATAAAGGCCAGGATAAGATAAACACCCTTCTTCCTCTATTGATGTTTCTTCTGAAAAATTAACTATGTTTGGATTAAAAATCATACCCACATCTTTTGATTCATAATCTTGAATAGCAAATACTCTGTATGGAATACCAAATTGACTTGCAGAAACACCTAGTGCATTTTTACCAATTAGGTGATGTTTAAATATTTCCTGTAGGTCTAAAGGGTCAATCGGTACATTGTCAAAATCAAATGGCTTACACTTCTCTTTGAGAATTGGGTCATTCGATTTAACTAATTTATATTCATCAAAATTTTTCATAATTCACTTATACCATATTCTTTTTTATAGAGTCAATACTTTTATTCAAAACAGTCCAGAAGTGGAGAAGAAGATTTTATTCTTGCTCCTGCAATCTCAAAATATTCTTTATCTTTTTCAATTCCAATAAAGTTAAATCCCTCATCTTTTGCAGCTATACCTGTAGACCCACTTCCCATAAACAGGTCAAGAACTGTTCCGTTTTTAGGTGTCACTAATCGACACAAATACTGCATAAGTTTTTGAGGTTTAACTGTGGGATGAGTATTTACCCTCATTGCAACTTTGTTATGTTTAGTTCCATCACCACTACCAACAAAATCAAGATTACCTCTTTTTAGTTCTGCCTTTGCTTGATTACCCCAGGCCATAGGTTTTGGTTCAAAATTCTCTAATCCTCTGTTTCTCTCTGCACTTGATACTTTAGGACAATAAAAATATCTTGACCATTCTTCTTGCAATCCATCATGCATTACATTTGCAGGGAATCTACCAAGTTCATTTGATTTTGTGTCTTTACCAGCATACCCACCAACATAAACATCTTTAGCCATTTTAACCTCTCCAAGAATGATATTCTCACCTTCTGATAATTCTATTCTACAACCATCAATGTTGATACCACCTGTTTCATGTTTCAATACATTATCTGTAATAGACTTTTCTGATATTGGTTTCCTTGCAAGTACAATTGGTTCATGTGCTGGTTTCAATGCAGTTCCCCAGCCCTCGTATTGTGTATTGCCTTTCGTGTAAATATAATTTCCTGTTGTATTATTCGAGTTCCAACCATTATCATCATCAAATGGTTTTACATTTCTAGTTCTTTCTCCCACTGTAACTCTTTCATTACCAAGTTTTTTATCGACTGCTTTTCCAATATTTAAACTTTTTGGAAACCCACTTCCATATATCCACATAATCTGGTCACGAATTTCAAACCCAGCATCTTCTATTGCAACTGCCATTCTGTGATATGTTCTACTACCAGAAAATGCAAGTAAATGACCGCCTGGCTTTAACAATTTCAATGCAAGTTCCCATGTCTCTTTACGAAATGCAATATCACCACCATCCCATTCTTTACCCATAAAACCTTTTGAAGCTCTTGCAAATGCACCATCAGTTCCATACTGAGCTGGTGCAGAACCTTCCTTACCAAATCTTTCTGTAATAGATGTAAGATGATAGGGAGGGTCAGTCACAACTGAATCAACTTGTACTCCATCATCAATAAGTTTTTGCATTTCTTCTAAACAATCACCATTAAGCAGCAACACGACTAAAATTCCTTTCTTTGACAAAACGAATTACATTTTCAAACTTGTCTTGTAGAACATCTCCTTTGTGAGAGATTGTAAACACATTTGTATCTTTTCCAATGTCGTGAAGAAGTTTAAGAAAGTCCTCACAACCATTTGAGTCAAGAGAGGCATCAAAGACCTCATCAAGTATTAGAAGATTTGTGTTTGTGGAGTTCTTCATCTTTGCAATCGAACGCCAAGTCAGAAGAAGTGCAAGATCAATTCTCATTTTTTCACCTTCACTAAACGAAGCATATTTAAAACTGTCTCTATGTCGAGAACGTATTGTCTCGTTGAACTCCTCATCAATTTCAAAATCTACAAAGAAGTCCATAGAGGCTAGATACTTATTTATAAGTTTATTCATAATCGGTATATACTGTTTGATAATACGAGTCTTAACTCCACTATCTCTTAATAAATCCGAACAATATGAAAGTGTGCTTCTTTCAGACAATAGACTTTTTTTCTTTTCTTCTCTGTCCATTCCCTGTGTTGCAAGTTCTTTGACTGTTGCTTTCTCTGTTTCCACATCACTTTGTTTTGAAGAATTTTCTTCAAGATTGGAAAGAAGAGTCGACTTGTAACGATTGAGTGCAGAGATGTCACTATTGAGCTTAGATATTTCTGTGTTGCATTTTACAATTTCTTCTTGAATATGTGCAAAGGTTTCAAGTTCCTTTGCAAGAGCTTCAATCTGTTTCTTTGCTTCATCAATTGCACTTTCATTTCTCGACTTTGTTACTGTTAAGTCTTTCATCTTTTCTTCAATAAAGTTTTTATCAATCTCTTGATGGCACGTTGGACATTCTTCATTTGTCTCATAAAACTCTATCTCTTTTGAGATACGATTTACTTTTGCTCTAAATGTTTTTGAGAAATCTTTGAGAGAGTTAAACTTATCTTTTGTTTCTTCCCAATTTATCAGCAGTTCATTTTTACTGTTTGTTTCTATCTGTAACTTTTCAATTGATGCGTTGTGTTCTTGTATTTGTTTTTCAGTATCCGATAATTTTTGTTTGTAATCTTTTTCAAAAGACTGCTTATCTTCTTTCATCTTATCAATAAGAATTTTACGAACTTTGATTTTATCTTTGATTGAATCAATCTCACGATTAATATCATTTAATCTTTCACGATTACTTGAAATCTTTTCTTTGACAAGAACATTCATAATTGAAAAGATTTTAATGTCAAGTAAGTCCTCAATAATCTCTCTCCTTTTCATGGCTGGAAGTTGCATGAAAGGAACAAAAGTTGAAGAGCCCAAAATAACAATCTGTGTAAAAGAAGTAAAGTTAAGTTTGAGAATACTACTTTCAAGATAGTCCTGATAATCTCTTACAGCTGCATCTTGATTTTGTAACTTTCCATTCAGTTCGATTTCAAAGATGTTTGGTTTGATACCTCTACGAACTGTATAGATTTGACTACCAATACGAAACACAACTTCTGCAAGTGTCTTGGATTGATTGACAGAGTTAATCAGTTGTTTCTTTGTAATGGAACGAAAAGGTTTATTGAACAAAGTAAAACATAATGCATCAAGCATTGTAGACTTACCAGCACCATTGTCACCAATGACAAGAGTGTTAGAAGCTTCATTAAGTTTTATTTCTGTCCATACATTTCCTGATGAAAGAAAATTCTTATAACGAATCATCTCAAAAACAATCAAATCAAATCTCCATATTTTGAGCCTGATGATAGAGATTGTCTATCTCTGCTTTGACCAGATACTTCTCATTGTCACTTATGTCTATGTTGGACACATATTTTCGTAGGACAGTAAGAGTATCCTCTGCATCAACACCAATTTCTTCTTCACTTTGCTCATTTATATTTTTATGGTCATCTACAATCGCAACATTGTGCGGATTAGACTGATACAGATTATCTAAAAGTTTGTCAAGAACATAAGGATTATTTTTTGAAGAAATAATAACCTTGACATACGAATCAGTATAAACCGAATAGTCTTTACTCATCACATCTTTTAAGCTCATTTTCGAATCGTCATAAACAATTTTATGAAACAGTTTATATGGATTTCGAACAAAAGTCAAGGTTCTTTTTTCAGTATCGAACACATGAAATCCTCTTGAGTCATTATAGTCACTCCAAGTCATTTCATATGGTGAGCCCAGATAATTGATATTTTCCATTGTAGAGCGATGATGAAAGTGTCCAGAACAAACAACATCAAATCGAGAAAAGACCTCTGGTGTCAATCCATTTTGACAGGCAAGACCATCTCGATACATCATAAATCCCTGTATCTCCAAATGTCCAAAACATATCTGAGCAGAAGTCTCACGAACAATTTTCATTGATTCATCATAGTTTGAAGAACAAATCCAAGGCAATAGAAGTATCTCTGTTCCATCATATTCTCTTACAGTTGCCTTATCAAAATAGGAGATATCATACACAGAATGGCCGTATAACTCCCTCATAGAGTTGATATCGTTCGTATTCTTATAATAGGTGTCGTGATTACCTATTATCAAATCTGCACGAATCTGACCCTCTACAATCGGTTTTATGAAGGTTTCATGGAGGTGTCTAGCAGTCGAGAAGTTGATAAACTTTCTTCGATCTACAATATCTCCAAGATGAATAATCTGTTTGATGTTTTCTTTCTTCAAGTAAGGAAAGAAGATATCGTTATAAAAACGACCAATATATTTTGCAAACACTTCACTATCGGATTTTCCGCCGAAATGCGTGTCCGTCACTAAAGCTATTTTCATTTATATTTTTCCATAATCTGTTTAACAAAAACAACAAGAAAAGTCAACACAACAAAAAGTAAAGCTTCTTCTGCAATGTTTTTATTCTTGTATAAAAATTCACCAAAAATTGTCACCCATATTATGCATGAAAAGTATGCAATAAATGGACAGCAAATATATATGATGTATTTCACGTTATTTTAGCTTCAACTCTTTTCTTCAACTCTGCATATCCACCAATACCAACACCATTGTAAAATATCTGTGGAAATGTCTTAAATGGTTTTATATTATAAAGTTCTTCTATTGTAAAGTCCTTTTCTAAACTTCTGTACTCATAACTAATTTTATATTCTTCACATAGTTGTTTGGAAAGAGTGCAGTATCCACAGCCTTCCTTTCCGTATATTATTACTGTGTCGTTTGCAAACATAGAAACCCTTACTCAAAAATTGTTGTTGTATCGGCAGTTCTGTTTTTGACTTTTCTTCTTTTCTTTAGTTCAAAGTCATCAATGAAACTTGACACTTTTTCTTGTGTCCATTCATTGTATTTTATCTCTGCACCAAGATTTCCATAGCTCTCTGAACCCCAAGTCAATCCTTTATGTGATTGTGAAATTGAAGCTCCTTGATCGACATTAATCTGGTCAGTCATCTTATACTTAGTGTATAGCTGTTTTTTCTCTTTTTCAATTCTTCTCAAAAATGCATAGTATATAATTTGTGTAAAATATGCAAATGGATTTTGAGACTTTTGCGGATTGAAGTTATCAATATATTGTAGAGAGTTTTCTATACCATCACTTATCATTTCTTCTTTAAATGTGTAGTTTGTAAAGTTTGGTTTGTGAGAAAGATGCGTTGCAATCTTCATAATACAACTTCCAATATATGTTGATGGCTGAGGTCTAGGATTGTTTTTTAGTTTTGCATCTTCAACTTTTTTCTTGAACTCAACAAGTGCTTCAAAAAACATTTTATTGTTGACATAATGTTCTGATTTTTTACGTGCCATTTAATGTACTTTCATAAACGTATTAGATGTTTTTTCTAACATTGCATCAAGTATCTTTGCAGATTCTTCATTTGCAACTCTTGGGTATTGGTCGATATATGAATCATCTGATGCCATATCATAATCTTCGACATTTTCTTCTTCTGTGTATCTGTATTTTACAGGCTCTTCATCATACATTTCCTGAGAGTTTATATACCCCTCTATCATAATTTTAATTGGTTTCACTATAATAACAATGTGCTTTCTGTTGACATTGTAAACCTCATCATCACTAAAAGGAAACCACGGCATGAGTCCATGACCTTTTTGCCTTCTTCCTGACATAAATCTTAGTTCAAGAGGTCGAAATAATCGAACTGTATCAGGGTCACTTGTATCTGCATAGGAAACAATTGTGTCTCCACTTGTAAGTTTAAAGAGTAATATATCGTAGTTATATAATTCTTCTGGATGTGTCATGTTACGTTTACCACCGAATATGAAAACTGCTCGTCTTTGTAAATTTTAATTCTCTCTGCAAAATGTCTTAATGTGTAATTAGGTTTACCATTATATCTTAAATCGTCTGCTAAGTCAAATATTTTTGCAAAACTTTTTTGTTTTGTTACCCTAAGCGAGCGACCAATGCTTTGTAAATTTCGTATGCGTGACTTACTAGGAGAGCCAAAAATAATGTTATGAAGATTGCGAATATTAATGCCAGTACTGAAAACACCGACACTAGCAACAATAATGCAACCCCTATGTACTTCACAAATTGCACGAACTTTTTCCCTGCTGTCTGAATCAGTTCCACCATATACGAAAAATATTTTTCTATCTGCATTTACCTGTTCCTTTATCAAATCATAAAGTATTTTGCCATGTTTTTCCACGTATTGAAAAAGAAGAAGAGTGTTCTCTGTCTGTTGGCAAGCCAAATCTGTGATAAACTTATTTCTTTTTTTGTTCGATACAATCCAATCAAGTTCATTTGAATAATCCATGTTTGAAACAAGTTTACACTCCTGATCTGTATAGCTAAAAAGAACACACTTAATATTTAGACTTGCAAGTTGTTTTTTATCCATTAATTCTTTAGTAGAAACATTTTTTCTTGCACGGCCAAACAATCCTTCAAGAACAAGTTTGTGAATATCCATACCATCAAGAGTTCCTGTAAATCCAAAACGATACTTGCATCTTTCAAGTCTTGTCATAATTGACACAAGAGACTTGGATTTGAAAGAATGGCACTCATCTCCAATCACAACTCCAAACTGTGAGAAAAATTTCTTTGGAAGTTTTACAAGAGACTGCCATGTTGATATCGTAATTCTTTTATCTGTCTGTGGATTTACTCCTGCTTGAACACAATGAATTTCCTCTCCATTTCCACCATAGTCTACAAAGTCTTTGTACATTTGTGCAACAAGAGATATTGTTGGAACTATGATAACAACCTTTTCATCTGTGAACCATTGAGAAAGTGCATAAATCATCAAAGACTTACCACTTCCTGTTGGACTGACCACCACTCCTCTTTTAGAAGAAATGCATTGTATAAACCCTTCAAGCTGATAGTCTCTTGGTGTCCTGTCCTTTGGTAGATTCAAATCTTCAAAAAAGTTTTTAACAGTTTCCATTGGATAGATTTGATACTCATCTTCTCCATATAAAAATCCATACTTTCTTTCCTGTGCAAAGGCACGAACATGAGGAAGAAGTCCAGCGTATATTCTACGGCTTGCGACATTGAACAATCGCATCTTTCCATCCCACTTTCTTCTTTTGAAAGCAGGCATGAACTTATGGCCAGGAACTTCATAGGTAAAAAAATCACAAAGTTCTTGTGCGATAGAGTTTTGGCAATCTATTTTAATATAAACATCATTTACTTTAGTCACTTCTAACATATTATCTTTCACATCACTCTCACATAAAGCAAGGTGTGGATGCAGTTCAGTATCCTCCAAAATTTGTTAATTTATGCCACTCAATGGCAGACTTAATCTGAAATCCTCTATTGTTTAATGCTTTCAATATATTTTCAAGTACTGATATCTTTTCCTCTATGACACCAATCTTACTGTTCAGAATTAACATTTCATCATCACTATTTACATAATCACCTATGTCTCCACGTAGAACGGTCTTTGCCCAAGGCTCACGACCAATACTTTTTAAATCTTCCTGATTATTCAAATCACCTCGATAATAATCACTTAGAACTTGATACATTTTCTTTCTTTTGATTTGTAGAGAACGAAGTTTCATTCTTTCTTCAGAAAAGATTTCAAGGTATTTTGCATGAAGATTTGGTATACGAGTGCTCTCTTGACCGAGCTCTGTATCATCAATCTTGCAATCTTCTTTCCAGATTTGTATCAATTCTTTTAATTCCATAATCTACAGTATATTCAAAAGGTTTTGAATTGTCAATAGTAATTACGTTTATTTTTTCTATCAAAAATAAATTTTTTCTCAAGAAGGTCTATCATTTGACTACGCATCTTTATCGCTCGTTCTCTACAAGTAAAAGAGTATTCTCTTATATCGTCTTGTGAAAGACGTAATGAGAAACAAAAGAAACTTCCTTTCTTCTCTACAGAAGAACAAGAACCTCGAGCGACAAGATGTGGATTAAATCTTGCTCCGAATTTACTTTTAATGATATTAGACATATGTTGTCCTCCCCTCAAGTATTTAAATCTTCAATAATAAATTTACGATATCTAAAAGATGCTGTTGCTTCAAGGTATGCAATTTCTGTCTGTGTTACATCAAACTCAAGTGCAGTTAGAGCAACAGGAAAAAGGTCAAAAAAGGCAATACGAATGTTTGCATTGTTATTGCTTGTAAGTATAACAAGTGAACCATCAGAATAAATGTTTGCAGCCTTTGTTTGATTTGATGAAGATGCTGTTCTTCTAAGACCTCCATCTGTTGATTGTGCAATATCTTTATACTGACTAAAATTATCTGGAAATCCAAGACCAATGAGCCAGTCATAAATTTCTTGATAATTCTTCATATCCTCATCTACACGAAAACGAATATCAAAAGGTTCAAAAGATATTTTCGTGCCTGGCGCAGGATTGTTAAGAAATGGATTTGGTGTTAATGCTTCTGCCATAACCATGTTTGGTAGAGTTGCAGCCTGACAGAAATACTCTATGTTTGGTGTCCGAGACAAAACAAATCTAAATCCAAGTGGACTTAGAAAGTTTTTATTTGTAGGTTGTGTGTCTATTATTGCCATTGAACACCTTTATGTTTTGTGTGTCTCCTATTTATAAGAACTATAAACAAAAAAAGGGGAGCCGAAGCTCCCCTGAGTTGTAAGTGAATTGTTGTGTTTCTTACATTAAGTTTGTAACGAAACCAATTCTGTAGTATTTGTTGAGTTTTGCAAAAGCAATAGCACCATCTGCAGCTGTAGTTGCAAATGGATTAGCAACAATACCATAACGAGTTTTAAACCCGATTTTTGGTTGGAATGTATTCTCACCAACGGCACGAACCATTTGGAGAGGTACATATGGACAATAGAATAGACCAGCATCAAATGCAGATGCACCCTTATATCCAACTGTGTAGTATTCGTCACCACTTGCAGTTGAGAAGTATGGGTCAACATAAACTTTGATACGACCATTTAATGTTCCAGCAAATGTGTTTCCTGTGTCATCAACATTTAGATCAGCTGATAATGCAGGAGCATAGTCAAGAACACCAGCCATATTAAGAGCAGATGCAACATCAGAACCACAGATTAAGATGTTACCTTTTCCTCTACGAGTTGCTTTTGCAATTTCGTTGGCATCTCTGTCAATCTGGAAGATAAGACCTTTAAATCTTTCAACTGACCAACGACCATTTGAGTCTGTGTCTAAGTTGAATGTTCCAGCAGATGATGTGTTGTTTTGAGCACCAGCAGTTGCTGTATAGTTAATTGTTCTAACTACTTCCCTGTTGATTTCAGCAAGGATTTCATTAGACAGAATGTTTGATAATTCTGTTTCTGCATCTAAACCATGAATTGCTTTTAGGTCTTGAGCAAGTTCCATTGTGTACTCAGCTTTTAATGCACGAGTAACAGCAGTTACAGTAACTTTCTCAATACTGAATGCCATTTCTGCAATTGAGTTTGCAGCTGCATCACCTAATGCTTCACCAAGTGCAGTTGACATACCTTGTTGTACGGTATAGCCTGAACCAGATGAACGGTCTGTTGGGTCTGAACCAGCTTGGTCAGTACCAGCTGCACCATCAACAACACCTGTACTAAAGTTTGCTGTGTTTGCAGCCTGTGAGAACATTGCAGAGTGAGAAGTGTTTGCTTCGTTAAGGAAAGCATCATCTCCAGACTGATCTTGCAATCTTGGTCTCATTGCAAAAATGAGTCCTGATGGGCCTGACATTGGTTGAACACCACAGATATCATAAGCAATTAAGTTAGGCATAGAACGTCTAACTAGACTTATTAATACAGGGTCAAAATTATCAACAGAAGAACCTGTTGCGTTAGTAGGAGCAGCCTCACCAAGTAGTGTAGGTGCTTGATATCCACCAGAACCGAAACCTTGTTCCTTAGCAGATAGTTCCTGTTGTTCTAGTAGGTGAGCAGTAACTGCTCTTTTGTGAGGAGAATCAATCTTTGGTAGGTCTGGATGATCTAGTACAGGCCCCCACTTTTTGTTCAACTCTTCTTTTAAAAACTCAGCCATTTAATTTGTATCCTTTAGCTGTTAAGTGTTAATATTTACTTCTTTAATGACCTAGTCAGTGTATTAACATAAGCACTCATAGTTGGGTCAGTACCTTCATCAGTTTGATCTTCTTCAATCGGAGAATCAACATCAATGTTGACCTCTGAACTTAAATCTTCTGAACTTTGTTTGAAGTAGTTTTCTTTAATTATGTTTATTTTTGAACGATAGTCATCTTGATCTTCAAATTCTACATTAGTGGCTAGATCACGAAACTTTTCAATTTCACTTTCTGTTAAACCGCTTGTACAACTATCGAATGTTTGTTGACACTCAAAATCTTTGATTTGTTTGTTGAGTGCAATGTTGTTTTCAGTTTGCTCTTTAAGATCAGACTCTAAGTCGTCAACTTTAGAAACAAGCTCTTCAACAACATCAACTTTCTCCTCTGGAATTTCAACATAATGTTCTGTGAACAATGCTTTTAGACCAGATAAGAAATCTTCTGAAATCTGTCCACGAATGCCTCTTTCGATGGCAATCTTATTTTCTTCTACCCAAGAACCTACAACGTAGTCTAAGTAGTCATCTAACTTTGTGGAGAGTTCTTCTGCAATCTTTTCTTTTTCTTCTGCAAGATCAGACTCTTGTGAGTCACTTATTTTTGCAAGAACTTCATTGACCTTAGAGATTACAGCAGTCTCAAATATAACTGTTGCCTTAGTTTTAAAGTCTTCAGTAAGTTCGTCTTCTGAATTGAAGATTGCATCCATGTCTTGAGACACATCTATATCTTCTTTGGTGATTTTCTTAGAAGCAATTTTGACGGACTCTTCTTTCTCGTCATCATCTTCTTCGTCATCTTCGTGAGCACCTTCGTGATAACCTTCTAACTTCTTGGCCACATCTCCATAAATTTTGCCAAGTTCATCTTTTTTAAGTTTTTTTGCGCTATCGACCATGGCATTAATCATACCGATTTTTGTTTTCGGTGCTGCTTCGCCAGGTGTTTTTGAGTCTGCTCCTCTGGCACTTTTACCAGAATCTTTTGGGTCAGGAACTTCTGAAGGGTCTCCTCCAGATGCCTTAAACTCATCTAATTGTACCTCTGAATCAGTTGCTTCGTCAAGAGTTTCTGTCTCAACAGCTTCCAAGTCCTGAGCGTCACTTTCTACAGTTTCTTGAACTGAGGTTTCTTGTTGACTATTGGACATTATGCATTTCTCCCTATAAAACTAAGTAAAGAATTTCGTTAATATTATTTATAAAAAAACTTTTTTACAATCTACTCAAAAAACGATTAAATACTTCAAGCTTTCTTTCTTCAAGATCACGTTTTGAAGTCTTTGATATGGTTTCTTGAATATCTTCTATTTCTTTTGCAATCCAAGTATTATTTACTTGAACCCACTCAACTCCTTCCATTATTCCTTCTACAAATGCAGATGGAGCTGAAGGGTCTGCGACAATATCACCAGCAGTTGCAAGTAAAAAGTCATTTTGAACTTCAGCAACTCCCTTTTTATTGTTCTTTAATGTTCCCATGCCTCTTGATGATACACCTAGTGTTGCACCTTCACGCATAAGATTTTTGACTATTTCTCCCATTGGAGTACCCATGATTTTTGCACGACCGACAAAGTTGTTTCCGTCTTGCTTCAACTCTTTAATCATGTGTGATACTCGGTCAAGATTGATAACTGGCCCTTGTGGATGCCCTAACTCTCCGTATGCACGATTCTTTGCGACATACTCTCTGTTATATCTTGCAACTTCTTTTTGTAAAGTCTCTACAGGATAAACTCTACCATTTCGGTTTTTAATATCTGCCTGCATGAAGATACCTTCAATAAAGTATTCTTTCTCACCATCTTCTTTTGCTTCGGTGATAAATTCAAGTTTGTTTTCCTGTACTTCACAGATAAGTTTCATTTTAGTTTCCTAACTTACAGTTGATCTTTTGTGTAGTTTCAAAACAATACTTCCCTTTGCACCACTTCCAGAAAGAGTAAAGACCACATTTGCTGATCTTTCAAATGAATTACACTCTAAATGAATATTGTCTCTTTGAAAATTAATTTGTCCGTTTTGCCCATAGCATTTGAAAACTGTATTTCCACCTCTTTTAATATCCCACATATTGGCAGTACCAAGATTTGACCAAATAATTTCTGAGATGTTCATTTCATTTACAGTTTCTCCTACTGTGTTTGCACCATTACCAAGTAGTCCACCTGTTGATGCACCCACCTGATTTAATGCAACAAATCCTGTCGCATTTGCAGATATAGTGACGTATCCACCTTTTTGATTGTTATATATTTTAGTTGTCATTTTACTACCTTATTTAACGGCTGAAAAAGCAAAGTCTACCATTTTCATAAATGCATTTGGGCCTTTCTCAAGTTGGTCTGCAAATTTCTTTTGATTAGCAGGTTTTAGTGCAGCCACCACTTGAGTAATAACATTTGCAGTTGTCATATCAACAGTTAGAGTTTTACCATTTTTAAATTTAACTTTTTGTGCTGATTTGTCTTTTACAATCTTTTTAAGAGTGTCAAGAACTTTTCCTTCTTTGATTGCAGTCTCTAAGTCTTTTGCCTGACCAGCATGAGCTTTACTTGCACCTTTTAATTTATCAATAATTTTTTTTAACTTTGGCTCGTCATCTTTGTCAAGTGCTTCTTGTACTTCTTCGTTTTCATAAAATAAATCTGCAACATCTTTACCATACTTTTTTGCAAATTGAGCCTTACTCATTTTATTTGCATCTTTTTCTGCAGCTTGTTTAAGTTTACCCTCTTCAACTTCAACTTGTTCATTTGCTTGTTGAGCAGGAACTTCATTTTTTGTACTTATATCTGTTGTTCTTTTACCAAAAAGTTTAGTCATAAACTTTGATTGATCTGTACCACCTTGAGTAATCGTATCATCTTTCTCACCTTTTTCTGCAAGCTTTCCAGACTTAGGTGGATTTCCTTTTCCTCTGTCATTACCTTCGTGGCCTGGAGTTGGAAAAGGTTGATCTATCTCACCATTGAAAATTTTTGCTTGTGAGTCATTAAGATATGGTGCTTTTTCGACTTTATGTAAATCCATAAATTCTTTTTCGCCCATTGCATGAGGTTCTGCACCAAGAGCAGCTGCATCATTTGCCTCTCTAGGTCTGTAACCTGTAAAGGGCTGCCCTGCTTCGGTAATAAACTCACTATACTTTTTCATTGGTTATTCCTCTTCTGGTATTTCTTTATTAAACAAAGACTGACCAACTTCAA